CCAGGCTGACCAGGCTCACCCCTGTCCCCTTTAGGTCCGGGAGTAAGTGAAATGGTCCTTAATTCTTCCTTGGTAGCGAGCTGACTCACATCAACGCTCGGTCTATTTTCCAAGGCTTCCACGCGCTGCTTCAAAGCGCTATCGTCATACACCGTATCATTATCGGTTCTTGATTTTAATGATTCCACATCGGCTGAGATTTGATGGATTTCAGACCGTAGACCAGTATCATCATAAGTCCCACCTTGCGCTTTGATTTTTGCAAACAGCTCATCGAGTTCTTGCTTCGTTACGATACTATCGACATCAACCAAACGACCCGTCACTCGCTCAACAAGTGGAGCCTCCTGGGCTGTATCAATCGCGCTCACTTTCACGTTAAATATAAACGAGTAAACATCCATCGATTGCTCCACTTTTTCAAAATAGATATAACCGATTACTGGCTCGCTTTCAACGATTAAAGAACTATCGAATGGCACTGTAATGGTATTGCCCTCAATGGCAGCTTCGATGGTTTTATAACGCTTCGTGTTTTTGAAATAGAACAAGCATATAACTTTGGTCGCGGTTAACTCATCCACGGTAAACTTAAACGCAGCCGTGCCTTTATCCTTACTGTAAATTTCATGCCATAATTTATCAGCTTCACGGGTAGCTGATGAAATAGTTAAATGCTTCTTAATTACTTTTTCCATGCGCTCCTCCTTTCAAAATAGAAAAGGGCCCACAAAGAGCCCCCTTCGAATTTTTAACCTTCAATATTTTTCAATGAGTTCATGCCATTAACAGCAGCTTCAATTAACGCCTTGCGAGATTCCGCATCTAAAGTGATGCCCGCTTTTTCTAGCTCAGCAATGACCAAACGCTCTGCAGCTTCGAATTTTTCCTTGCCACCAGCATCGGCCACATGGCGGAAGATTTGCTCCACTGCTTCTACTACTGTAGTTGTAATATTTTTCGCAAGCTCATAATTGCGAGCTTCAGTTTTAGCTTTCAACGCGCTAACTTTAGTCTGAAGATATCCACGCAACCCAGTGAATAAGATAGTAATGAGAATCGCTAGAACGCTAACAACACCTTGAATTAATGAATCGTATAAATTTGGCATAATAATAAACCCCTTTTCTGATTAGTCCGGTTTGACCGGTAATTTTAAATATAATGCATGTAAGTCCTGAATCTCGCCGTTTCCACCTAAATGGGTATAAGACTCGAACAGCTTACCAATTTCTGCAGCATGGCTCACAGTAGTATAACCGCGCTGCAACTCCGCTTTCATATCGGCATAAAGACGATAACGCTGTGTATTTTTAATACCGCTGCGATTATCCAATCCGATACCTTTTACTTCCTTTATTTCTTTTTTAGATTCCGCAACTTCCGCTTTCACTTCTTCGATGCGCCCGGCCATTTTAGACAGCTCCCGAAGAATATCGTCAGCGTTCTTTTTTGCTTGGTTGGACATATACGCAGTGACCACACTGACCGTCCCACCAATTAACGCAATCAATACTGCGTCAGAAACCCAGGGAGCTAACACATTAAAACACCGGGTGCGTTAATGGCTCTGTATTTTTTCATCATTCAGACTCCCCCCACTTCGGCAGCAGCCACGCCAGGCTCTGCGTGCTCTTTCAACCAGTCCACCGCATTAGCAAGGTCTAGCTTGCTCAATTGGATAGCTGACATTTCGTTGATTTTTTCTGTAATTTTAGAATCCACATTTTTTAGTTGAGATTCTAACACCGCTTTTTTACCGTATAGCTCATCCACCGCTTCCTGCAGCGATTCCAACTGCGTATCGAACTCGGATGACACACGGTTCAATTTTTCTAAATCGATCGTGACCATACATTACCTCCTAAATTCTAAAACTGATATTATCGAAATTTAACCATTGCGAATCAACATTCGATTTTACTACTACATCGCCATTAGGTCGAATACTTAAGATGGCTACACCGTAACTATTATTCAACGCAGATAAATACAACTGCTCCCCGGGTCTGTATCCTTTAGGCAGCGTAAAGATGACCGTCTCCTGCGTGGTATTTCCACCTCTAGCAGTTCCACGGAAGTACACAGTGCCATCAACTGACTTCGAGAATTGCACAGCGCCATAGTCGATTGTATTCCTCCAGCCACTTGTTAATGCAGCATCGGTCCATTTAGGAGTGGTCGAACTATCGCTCGGAGTGAACTGAACCCACTTCTGCCAGCCATAGTTCGTTTTACGCCGCATGAACATAATGTCCGTATTATGCGGAATATAAATCTGCAGGGCAAAACTCGCATCATCCGGATGAGTATTCACTTGTAAATAACCGTACTTTTGATATATATTCAGTCCATCCGGCAGGTCGTCCATATTGTGGGAATAATACAAACCGGTCTTCATGAAATCATTCGCTGACCCGGTAATTTTTAATGATTTACCATTAGGCTGCGTGAGCTTCCCGACTTGGACCAGCTCGCCATTTGAGTAGATATCGCCACCCACATCAAGGGCTCCACGCTCCCACACTTTGTTAATTCCCACGCCTTCAGGAGCCTTACACATGACTACTCGCTCCGGACCCACGATGGGAGCCGTGAACTTAGCTTCAGTATATGCATCCGAAATGATACCATGGACCTCCCAAGATGATGCCGCTGAGAATTTACCGACCAGGTCCGCGTTTGAATTCGTCAACGTATGGACCGTGGAAGAAGTAATCCCACCCCCAGCATTGTCCTGGAAGTAGCCACTATTCGCAGGCTTGACCTGGAATTTTAACTTCAATGTATTTTTCTGAACACCATTCACAATGAGTGGAGCGATTCGAATATTTCTGCGGACCGTGAGAGTCTGCAGGTCGCCACCGCTTCGGACCACTGAAAACTCAATAACCGGCGCAAAGTACTGCAGCACTTGAATTGGAACAGTGACCACATTAGAAGTCAGACCACGACTGTCCGTGATATAGGCCCTCACTTCGAAATTACCGTGATTCTTGAATATATTGAAAGCAGCGCCGTCCTTAGTGATAACATTTTTTTGACCTACCACTTCTGCATAATAGCCTTTTAAGGTGGACCCGTAAGTGCCCTCGAATCCTAGGAACTTACACACCATTTCTGAAAATGTCTGAACAAAAATATTTTTACCCACTATGTCCTTTGTGGCTTTCGCTTTATCGGTTAGCTCAATTCCGGCCAGCTTAGGCTGAGTACCAGCAGGTAGCCCGATGTCGTATCCATACTTATACACATCAGCCCCGATTTGATTGTTGCCATCATAAGTGCGGATGCATAAATCAAGCGTGCCAGTCATGGCGTTAATATTACGGGCAGCATGTTCTGCAGCAGGCGTGAAACGAAACGTGGTACCTAGGCCAGTACCTAAATCAATCCAATCAGAACCCCACACTTTGTACCATACCTGGTGCGTGAATGATTCTACTTTTTTATCCAACGTAACAGTCACTTCACTACCTAAGCGGCGGCCACCGCTCACGCTTGCGATATGTGACATTCGTGGAATTTTAGGGAAATCAATGCTCGTGCTGGCAGATACTGACCCAAGGACCCATTCACCATAAGCGATGCCTTCTGTATCTACACTCCACACTTCGACATTACGAGTGGCAGCCCCGTCATCGTCATTCGGGAACGTGAATTCTAAAGAACCTAAATACTTCTTACTACCGGCGATATATAGTGAACCGATATACAGCCACTTAGTAATACCGGCCATTCTTACGTTAAAATAGGCCCCGTAAGTGTTCGGGAAGTCGATTTCATATCCACCTGGGTCATTCCCGATATATACATCGACCGTGGCAGTCGTTAAATTGCTGACCCGGTCCTGGCTTTTGGTTTTAACATCGTACTCAACGTATGCCTGCCAGTTACCACTAAAATATTTATAAGCCATTCAACTCCTCCTTCCTTACGGTCCCACATACCGTATTACATTAAATTTTGGATTCACATTATATTGAGATTCAATATAATAACCGATTTGAATCGATTTCGTAAATACCCCGTTATCGATATGAATGACCCCTTGCGAGATACTCATAACTTCTTTACCAGCACTTATTAATGAGATTCGGTCATCCGTAATCAGTACCGAAGTATCGCTTTGCGGGTTCCCGATAGATAGCCCCTCATTACCAAAACGCATGTTCCGGTCCACCGTATTCCATACAGCACTCATGGCTCCAAGTTCTGCCTGGATTCCAACCATTCGCTGTGATACTTCGACCAGGTCACGCTCGGCTTGCTTTTTATCTTCTTCCCGGGCATTTACCAGGGCGTCAAATTTAGCACGCCACTCGAGAGTGGTCTCAAGGCTGGCTTTTGCTTTTAGCTCCTGGGCGATTACCAGGTTTTGGTCCCTAAGCAGCTTCAACTGGTCCTCAGTGATACCTTTGTCCATTTTCGCTTCGATTTTCGTGGTCAATTTATCCTCAAGGTCCTTCAATGGTTTTTTAAAGTCCTCGATGGAAGAAGTATCGATGAACACCTTGCCGTCACGCACGCCCAATATTTCCTTGGTGCCCTGGACCACACGCACTCGATTCAAGTCGATGGACCCGGCCACGATTTTATTCGCATTCAACTCAATAATCTGAGCGACTGCAGCGCTGATTTTTTTAGCAATCACTTCATCAGTAGTCATGGTTTGAATGATACGTTCCATGTCTGCTGTGTCCGCTTTTTTGACCCATTCGCCATTCTGCCGCTCGTAAAGTTCCACATAGCCACCGCTCGGCTTAAACCAGGTGTCCCCGTTTTTAGGCTCGACCGGCTCAGTGATATCCGAAAACACATTACCTTGACTGGTAATCATTGCATTCAGGTACTCCACTTGCTGCGTGAGCGTACCCCGGTACTCTTTCGTGCCCTGGCTGACCGTAGCAGATTTACCACTCGAAGTGACACTTAAGCCACCACGAAATGAAATCTTCTGAGAGAATATCGGCAGCGCCACAAACTGGCCATCGTAAGACTCAACGCTGAGCCATTCCCCGGCCAGAATTGCCATATCTCCCTGCCACTTTAATGTGTATGGGTAGAAACTAAAATCACGATACTCATTATATACCCGGCTTAGGATAGCCTGAGTCATGAGCGGATTTTTAAACGCAATCACATTACCGGTCGTGGACCCTTCATGGAATACGACTTTTTTATTCCCTTCCCCGGTCACTTCATTACTTGCACCATTAACACGATACAAGACCTCGTTTTTTTCAAGGCCATTCAGATAGTAGTTAGACTTCGGAACGCGGCGGTTCGAGTTCGTAAGCAGAATAAATTCAAGTCGACCCAATCGGTCGAATCGAACAAAGCTGCCGTTTAATTGCGCGATGTATACCAGCGCTTCACGTACCGTCACTTTATCCATTTTTACCTGGACAGGATAATCAGCAACAAGCAGATTAGGAGCAAGCTCCAACTCAGCAATCCGGGCAATTTCTTCCACGATAGCCCTCGTGTTCGATGGATAATCCAACGAGCTGAAGAATGGACCATTCAAGCGGTCCATTCCATCAACTGCTGTAATTTTTGTACGCTTGCTATTTCGATTTAATACGATGTCCTTCGCATAGAACACGCCCAACGGAATGGACTCGTAATGATCGTCATGAACATTTATCGAGATGAACGCTTTACATTTGGAGCCTTCCTGCAGGCCTTCCACAATCCGCCCGATTTCAATCTGCAGCGTATTAACGAATCCGCCACCAGGGAGAAATTTATCCCCAGTGGCTAGACCATCGTCCAAGTCGATAGAGATGATGTCACTTTCAGTATAAACGGCGTCCTGTATCTCAACCCGACACTTAAAAGTGCGGCTTGCTGCCTGGATAGCTGATTTATAATCTTCCGTAACTTGATACATTCATACCGCCTACCTTTCAATGAAATTCATACTTAAACCGCTCCAAGGCTTCAAGTTATTAGCCCAGGAATAAGCCGGAGCGCTTCGGTCCCCGACATAAAAAGTTCGACTAACAATTCCCACCTCGGGGTCCGGATAGCTGACCGTGAAAAATTCACTTTTTACAGCTTTCAACAAGGTTGACATTTCTGCCTGGGATAATAGACCCCACTCACACTCGAGCTTTCTTTTTACAGCGACACGGTCCCGGACCATGTCCCCTCGAGCATTACGACCCGTCTCACCATCCACATCCGAGATGGAAACTTTGAAAGATTTAGGAGCAACAACCGTCACCCCGTTAATTATCAACGACATTCAATCGTGCTCCTTTCTAAACATTCAATAACAAGCGGCCAGCTTGCGCCTGTGCCTGGTTGATTTTATCAATCGTCCAACGACCGAACTCATCATCCCCGACCTTAAGCACTAGCTCTCTGATTACCGGAGCATTACCACCGCCCGAGCCTTCCGGCATACGAGCTGCGACCTTACCAGCTAAATCAGTAATCCAGCCTGTGTTATTTTCTAATGGCATAACGGCTTCTCGTCCGGCTTCCCCCACGATTGCGAGAGTGGCACTGTCAACGATACCCCCACGAGCGAGTCGTGGCAGATTCACATACGGAATGCTTCCGAGCGATACACCTGGGATTTTATTGATTAGACCAATAACACCATTAATCATGCCAATAAATCCATTCACTACATTTTCGATGGTTCCAAGAACAGCATTCACCGCTCCACGGAACGCGCCTCCGACCGCAGACCCTATCATTTGACCTGCGTTCACAAAGATACCTTTCACAGTGGACCACACGCCACTGAAGAATGACCCGATGCCGCTGAACGCTCCCTGTACTGCACTATATGCACTTCGGAAGATTCCACCAAACCATGAAGCGACACCGCCCAAGATACTAGTTACATCATGCCAGCGCGCCCCGAACCATGACCCGATGCCGGCGAATATGCCAGTCACTAACGTCCATGCTTGACGGAACATGTTACCAAACCATGATGCAACACCACTCAAGGCGTTTATCACATCCTGCCATCTTTGAAGATACCATTGACCTAACGATTTGAAGATATTAACAATTGCATCCCATGCCTGCTTAAATACAGTACCGAACCAGGCTGGAGCTTGACTGAACACATCAACAATGCCCTGCCATAACTGAGCAAAGAACTGACCGATGGCATTACATACCCCACCGATGAAATCACAGATGGCCTGCCATACTTGAGTCGCTACCTGTGACACAGTATCCCAGTTCGCAATCAACGCAATCCCAATCGCTACCAATGCAGCGATGGCCGCAATAACTAATGTAATCGGACTGGTTAGGACCGCTAGCGCTCCATTCAGTAGCCACGTTGCAGCAGCAGCAGCAGTCGATGCAGCCGTGTGAAGTGCCATGGACCCTGCAGTGGTTATCCACTGCCAGCCTTGCGCCACTAAGCTACCAATCATGCTCGCGCTATTAACAACAAAGTCCTTCGCATATAGGGCCGTTAGATACAACGACTCACCGAACGACTTCAAGTTCCCGATTGACAATCCGACCAGGGCGTTCTTCAGAGTGACAAAGACAGCGCCCAATCCTCCGAGCTGCTCAATGTACGCAGCGAACTGCATGACCTTCCACGCTCCCCAAAACGCACCAACAACCTTAGTGATTCCGGAGATGACCCCTGTATTATTCTTGCACCAATCCCCGATGACTTGGAGCGCATCGGCTAGTCGCTTAAGGACTTCAACAATGACACCACCGGTCCACTGAGCAATCGGAGCTAAGAAACTATCGAACAACCACGCAAACGCGTCACCAGCTCCACGCAATACACCGTCTGCAATTTTAACCGCACCAGCTAGTCCACGAATAAACTCCGGAACGATATCCGAAATCGTGTAACTCACTAATGGGCTCATTACATTATCCAGGAACCACAGCAAGCCTTCCCCGATAGTAATCGAGAATGGAGCTAAGGCGTCCCAAAATTGGCGCAATGCTTCGTTAATTTTAGGGAAGTCAATATTGTTCAAGGTTTTAGTGATGATATCAATGAATCGTGGCAGCCCTTCCCCTAGGACCCAGGACCCTACCGGCACTAAAAAGCGCTCATAAAAATCAATGAGTGCAGTGGCCACAAATTTCTTCAATGGCTCCAGTGCTTCCGCTAATCGACCCAGCGCCTCGATTGTAGGCTGTAACAATTCTTTGAGTTTTTCTAAAAATTTAACGATAGGACCCGAGTCCTCTTCATTGAATGCATCAGAAAACGACACCTTCGGAAGAGTTAGTGCGCCACCGCCAGGAGCTCCGCCCCCACGGCCACCACCGCCGCCTCCGCCTCCGCCTCCGCCACCACCGCCGGAGTCATCATCTCCGCCGCCGGCAGCTTTTTTGCTCAGCGAGTTAATCTCGTCAAATTTTAGAAGTCCAAGCATTTCCTTTGCTGCCTGCTTGGCAGCTTTCCCAGCTTTACCGATACCATCGCCCAGCTTACCGGCACCAGTTCCAGCATCGCCCAGGCTGTCGGCGATACCGCCTGCAGCATCCTGCACTCCGCTCATGGCTCCACCTAAGCCGCCGCTCGTATTTACAGTCTTACCGAATAAGAGCTGAGTAAACGTAGCAAGGGCACTCGTTGCTGTATTCAAGAATGAAGCAAACGTGTTCAGAGCTGGCATCATAGCATTAAGAATCGGGAGAAATGCATTCCCGATATTAAGCGCGCTATTTTTTAACAGCGCTACAAAGTAAGCAAGACTCGTGGTCGGACCCTGCATGAGAGTCGTTCCGTATTTTTTCGATGCTTGCTCCAGGATAGCCATCATGCGGATGGCTTGTTGTGTATTGAAATCTAGCTGAGCCCAAGAGCGCCCGTTCGCGAATTGCTGGAACGCGTCCGTGGCTTCTAACATAGCTACATTCACATTGATTCCAAGGTCCTCAATGGCTTCAGTACTTCCGAGCATACCGCTTCGGATTCGGTTCATTACATCGTCCATCGTTCTACCAGTAGCGCTGGCAATGACTGAAGATGCCTCAAGCATTTTCACAGTATAGCCAGCCAATTGGTCTGAATCCTTGATGAAATTACTAAATAAATTGGAGTATACCGCTCCATACTTCAAGGCGTCTGCCTTTGCGATATTGTAAGCGATGGCTCCATTATCGGCCCACTTCAAGAACGACTGCGAGCTCTCTCCCATGGTCCGCTTGATTTGGTTCATAGCCGCGCTGACTTCCAAAGCCATCTGAGTCCCATAACGGCCCACACCATACAATGCCCCAGTAATAGCTGCAATTTTAATGGCGCTCCCTATTTTAGAGAACGTTTCATTCATGCCGCCTACCTTTTGGTTTACGACCTTTTGCGCATTATCGGTTTGATTCTGAATTTCTTTCAGAGCCTTTTTATAAGGACCCGTCTCGGCTTTAATCAGCACTTGGACCTGCTCCAAGGTTAATGCCATGCATTAGCCCCCTTTCGCATTTTTCATATTTGCATTAAAACGAGCAGCAAACGCACGCATCGCTTCTTTATGCTTTTCTAGCTCTAGCTGCTTCATACGCTCGCTGACTAGGCCAGCAGCTTCCTCTTTATCTTCTGCAGAAAAGAAGTCCGGATATAGGTCGTATAAGCTCTTGGTTTTATGATTCTCAACCAATAGCGCAGCGACATGGTCCTGGATATGACGAGCCAAAGCATAATTCATGGAAATTTTAGCTTTAAACTTCCGGCGCTCACTCCGCTCGAACGCTTCGAAGATATCCTCCAACTCGTCCAGGGAATAAGTCCAAAAAGAAATGACCTCCACCCCACAGTCTAATGCAATGGGGTAAAGGTCATAGATTCGCTCGGTAAGGGTTCGCTCTACATGCTCGACTTGGCCGTTTCGACTGTTTCGTCCATCGCTTCGGCCATCTCCACTGAGAAAAAACCCGACACTTGGAAGATTGGAAGGATAACATCCGTGAACAGCTCCAACTGCGAACCGCCCTCATCGATATATTCATCGATTAACGCTTTAACTTGGTTATATTTAATTCCATGATGATAACGTTGCATAGATGCCTGGATAATTCCACACATTACATTCAATGGTGGGAGCTCATCAATTAGGCTAAGTAAATTCTTTTTAGTTTTACTTTCAAGTGCAACAATGCCATCTGTAGTTAATTTAAGGTGGTACTCGGTACCGCCTACTGACCACACCGCAAACGGTTTGCGCTTAGGCTTCTCCGGAGTTGGTGCTTCTTCTTTTTCGAGTTCAAGCGCAGCATCTAATGACACTACATTACTCTCGTTTTGATTTTCATCTTCGAACATTTAAAGTCCCCCTTAGTTTTTTAATTGATTATAAAGATAATTCGCCGTCCGTAATTTTTAATTCAGACTGTAATGCGATTTTAAGTGTAACTTCAATCGCTGAGTTCACACCACCACCGGAAATTTTTACAGATGGTTGACCGGCAAATTTAACCTTAGTACCATCCGGATATTCTTGCTCCCAGTACTTCTTAGCTTTCGCTTCCATTGCTTGGCGTAATTTACGGTATGAAGATTGCGCTGTGCCATTTTCGTATTTTAATTTATACTCAAGCTCACCAGCGTCCCCGATACCGAACTCATACATTTTTACTGGGTCCGCTAAAGTTGTATTCTCAACTTTTTCAGGCTCAATACCAATTTCTGGCACTTCCTTCAATTCTTTGATAACTTCATTAACAGCGGCTTCACTATCGCCCCATTTTAACTTAATCCCATTAGCTAACATTTATTTACTTCCTTTCATGATTGGATTTTTAATCATTGTAATAATTTTTGTGGTAGACACGCAGCGTGTCCACATCGACCACGCCATTAAACCTCATGAGCTTATGGCGTAGCTCCTGGTTATCCGGTACATCCTGGCAAGTGGTACGCTTGAAGCCTAGAGCCACAAACGCAGCGTCAATCTTGACCGCGATATCCGAAATCGATTTTTTATCCCAAATATGGACAGTGTAACTGATATCAGACGACGCCTCGCCCGAGCTAGTAACATCGCTCGGTTTATTCTCGTCCTCCAGGTAAACGACTACCGGAAAGTTAGTCCAGTCCTTGGGATAGGCGTCCGTTACGTTAGGCACTATTTTTTTGAGTGCTTCGAACACCTCCGGTTTTACATTAATCATATAGACAGCCTCCTCAATTCGTCCTTGACTACTTTAGCAAAAATACGCGGCAGCTTTTCTTCATTCTGCTTCAATGCAGGATATAAGAACGGCTGCGCTCGCTGACCGTCAGTCCAATAAAGAGCCTCCGGGTCATACTTCCGGCCTGCCCAGTATTTATTAACAGCCTTTCTGCTAAGTAGCGCCCCTGGAATCATCCACGGGTCCGTTCGATAAGATACACTCACATTCGGACTGATGCCGGAATGATTTGCAGCACCTTCCGGACCGGTACCAAACTCAACAAAAGCAGCATGCTCATTATTGGAGTATACGACCCCGACAATGGCATCCGCTTCAAATTTGGTTTTGGTATAAATCTGCTTCCGCAGGTCCCCACTGAATCCTGGAGCTTTTCGCTTAGCTGTCCCCTGTACCTTCTTGGTGGCTTGCCCCATTGCTATTTTTTTGATAGCAGTTTGAGTGGCCCAGGGCAGCTCCCCAAGTTTGTGAGATAGACTCGCCCAGCCGTCACTCATTTCTCAATCGCCTCCAGTAATAGCACTTTATGCTCAGTGTAGCTCTGAACACTAACTACTTTATAATCCGGCGCATCATCCGAAAACACAGCCACGCCATCGCTCTCCTTGATTGGTTCGCTTAGGTAACAGTTCGCATTCCGCATGTACTGCAGGCGCTCCCCGTACATAGCAGCCTGGACCCTGCCTCCTGCAGGCCAGGTCTCCAACTCGCACACAATAGGCTCGCTGCTGTAATCGGCATACCTTCCGCCTTCGCTATCGATCGTGACGGTCCGCGGAAAAACTTTATATGATTTAAGGTTTTTCAAATACACGGCCACCGCACCTCACTAACCTGGCTGCCTTAATAGGCTTCATGATATTAACAGGCAATTCATCCGAATAGGTAATGGAGATACCTCCCTCACTGCGGCTGACTTCCCCGGCATTACCATTGCGCTCCATTAAGTATTGCGCCAATTGTAACTGAGTCATTCGAAGCGACAACGGAACATGAGTCCGGTTCGTTTCAAGTAGAATCATTTGCTCAGCTTGCTCCAAGTAAAGAGAGAGTAACTCCTCGTTACTCTCCTTCGTCAACAGCTTCAACTGGGTCAATAGATTGCTCATCATCATCCCCTCCGATAACTGCAAAATAAGAACTGAATGGCTCGTCAATACGCTCTAACTTTTGGACCAGCTCAAGAACACGGTCCTCAGATAAATCGATAACGGCTCCAACTGGGCAATGGAAATCTTCGCGTTCCAGGTATACTGGATTAAGAACTTTATACTTCATTTAAACCCAGCCCCCCTGTCCTATTTTGTGATTGTAATTTTAACAACTTTCTTCGCATTTTGTAAGTACGCACCATAGTGGCGGTCAGCGAATAAACCTGTTGATTTTTTAGAAGCATAACGCTCAATTTCTAAGAGCGTATCACGCTTAGAAACGATTTTAAATGCTTTAGTTCCATCTTCCTCATCCTTGTTAGTTAATACAAGGATAGCTTCTGTATCCGCTAATTTATTAGATTTAACGATTTGAGTATTTAAGATGGCACCATAAGTACCTTTTACAAACGCTTCTGCTCCTAATTGAGAGCCGCTTAAGAAGTCCTTACCAGCTTCCAAACGTAAGTCGTTCGCATATTTAGTATTGCACAATAATACATAAACATCATCGTCAGATTCAGAGTTAAGCACATTTTGCGCTGCATTGATATCTTCGATTTTTAGTCCTTTTTTAGTAGTATGCGCTTGAGTTGCAGTGCGAGCTGCTTCTAACACATCTTGGTCGACTTTTTGGTCGATTGATTTCGCCAATTGACGAACGGCTGTGCCTTTAGGGTCACCATAGCCTGAAAGCAATGCTTCGTCAGTGATTTCCACACCTTTCGCTGCTTTTTTAACTTTCATTTTAGTAGTTGTATGACCTAATTGCTCAACTGGAATCGCAGCTCCTTCTGCAACTTCCGCAGCGTCACCAATATAGTTCCATTGTGGCACAGTAAGCGTGTCCCCTGGTGTACCTTCTAAAGTTTTATCTACATCCGCTAAAGGCGCGAATTTGATGTGCTTACCAGTTTGCTCGTTTAGCATATCCGCTAATACTTCTGGGTCGAATAAATTTGTAATTTTAGTTTGTCCTTGTGGCATAATTTTTTATCTTCCTTTCGATTTTAAAGATTCGTATAATTCGGGGTCAGACATTTTCAAAGCAATGCGCTCATTCGCTGTCATTCGTAAGAATTGCTCATGAGATACCCCACCAGCTTCCGGCGCTTTTGGAATAGGGGCGCCACCCTTTAGTTTACTTTCTACTGCCTTATTGACAGCAGCGCTGAATGCTTTCTCGACCGCGGCGATTGATGCCTGGCACGATTCCGCATCCGTATAATCTAACACACTAGCCAGGTCAGACGGCAGCCCTTTCTCGGCTAGGGTCTCCTTAGCAGTGGCAGCAAGCTCACGTCTAGTGATTACAGCTTCACGGTCGGCCAATTCACGCTCAGCTTTTTCACGCTCATACTTCGCTTTTTCATCGGCGTTCATTTTCGCCAATTTTTTAGCTTCGGTCTCCTTGCGCTCGAGGTCTTGCTTCCACTTCGCGAATTTTTTATCAATGATAGCATTGACATCCGCGTCAGTGTATTTTTTCTCGTCATCCGGGTTCACTTCGGGCGCTTTTGGTTCTGCAGACTCCTCAGGCGCTGCTGGTTCATCCAGGTTGACATTTACATTTTTTTCTTCGTTTTCCATACTGAAAACCTCCTATTTTTTAAGTCGTCCCCGACTATGTAATCCTTAGCTTTTTACGCCATCCAAGCCTGGGCAAATTAAAAAGCCGGCTGCCTAAGCAACCAGCTTCATTTTAATTCGTTTTTAATTACTCTCCATCATACCACCAAATATCGTCGCGCCCCTCAGCTTTTTCACGGGCGATTTTTAAATCAACGTATTCGTTCCAATCGATTTTACCTTCTTCATATAATTTTAATTCCGGCTCGCGTTTGTAGAGAGCTTCTTGCTTGCGCTTCATTTCTTTCATGCACGCTTTAAAGATTTGCTTTTTATTTAGTCCTTCAAGATTTAGTGTAGTCATTTTTCATTACCTCTTTGGTTTACTTTTTTGTAAGGTTTTCCTTTACATGTATATAGTAACTCTGAATGGGGTTGATTGCAACACTTATCATCAACTTTTTTAAAATTCTTTTTTCCAGTCATTAAACGACACACGCTGACCGGACCGGGCCACAGCTCCAGCAGGAGCCTGCTCCAGGTAATCATCCGGGATATGCGCAATGGTCGTGGACCGGCACCACACATGAAGCGGCGGAAAATTCACACCAGGCATTCGCTCTGATACTTTGTAGATTTTCCCGTCATGCTGCTGACATAGCTCCGATGTACGGTTATCCAGGATAGAAACATATTCATATTTATCAATATGACATGCCTCGTATCCCTGGGCTTCCATCTCGGCTTCAATATACGTACTTTCAGTCCGGACCAAACGCCGCGCTTGATAATAACTAAAGTTGAATCGTTGGGCGATACTATCCGCAGCAGCTTCAGTGGACCTGCCGGTTAAATAGTTAACCAGGAACTCCTCCTTAATGGCAGCCCCAAGCCCGTGGATATTATCCCCGATGGCATCCTTAAAATGCTTCTTGGACCACTTGACCCGAAGTAGCTTGTCCACATGCTCGGGGTCGTAGTCCTTAAATTTAAACGATACGCCAGCTTGCTGCTGGGTCAGATACACGCTGTGAAGATATGCATCCTTAGCTGACCGTTTCAAGTGATTAGTAAGCAGCTTACGGTCACGCTTAATCAATTGCTCCATGAGCCGGTCAATTTCCACACTAGACTCACGCAGCGCTTGAATCCTGTGAGCATACGCTGGACCATTCAACTCGGCCAAAATATTACGCCCACCTTTTTCACTGGCCGCTAATGCCCGTACTGCAGCATCTATGTCCAGTCCTGATCGTGATAAAATTTCCCGAGCCTCGTCTTCGGTCAGACCATAAGCGGACTGGAAACGCGCGAATATTTTATCCGCTTCTTGCTCCAACCGCTTCTGCGCCAGGTAATAACCCTGGTTCATGATTGCAGCCGTATCCTCAGCCTTAGCCATTTGCCCGACCATAAAACGAGCCTTCTCATGAATCCAAAGGTCACTATTCGGCTTCATTTACCTCGCCCCCGAATCGTTCCTCCGCATTACCGCTCACGAAATTATTATCGGTTTCAATCGGAGTATTCGCAAAGAACGAGCGCTCACGCTCCTGAGCTTCCGCTTTTTCTTCCTTCAATTTTTCTACTTCCTCAGCAGGGTCCTCAACGAATGGAAGCAAGCCTAACGCAGTCTCACTCGTAACACGACCGTCAAGATTCGCCACGATTTGAGAAAGCTCAAGCAAGTTCTTAGGTAAGCCACGACTGAACTGCGGCACGATATTCTTCGCTTCCATAGCAATCGAGTTCAGACCCAAGCGATGACAGAAAATTCTAATACGCTTGCGCAGTCCCTTCCTGTAGTAGCGCTCCTTCGTTTTGGTAATCATAGCCAATCCAAGAATTTTATATTCCATAGCAACCCCCGAAGTATTACCGGCGAAATTTTCATCCGATAGGTTCGGAACATGGCTGAACGTATAGATATCATCCTTGATGGCTTTGCGCAGAATTTCGACACCGGCTTCATCCAGGGTGCGAATTAGGTACTCCGCTTTCGCGTCAGTAGGTAACTCCAGCATGCGCTCCTCACGTAGGACCTTGGCAAACTCGCTCATCTCCTCCGGCGTATCCGCAAACTGGCTACCATAGATGAGCAGGATAGCATCCACAAATTGCTCTTTATCCTTCAAGCGAGTAATACTTAATTTATTATAGGCATCAATAAGGTTGATTTGTTGCTCAAAGTCCCCGATTTTGAATTTATTATTCTGATACTCAACAACCGGAATCTCACCCATATAATGGGGCTCCACTCGTGCCACTGTATCATTCACTAGGACCGTGCCACTCATACTCAATAAGAATGAATAATGCAGATTTTCAGTGAACACATTCGCATAATACATGGTCGTGTCATTTTTCGAGTTGGTACGCTCGTAATAATAAACAGCAAAGAGCGGCTTTTGCTCAATCGAATCATCATACACGATAAACGTATTGGTCGGCTCGAGCGATTTTATATCCAATTCGTTGGCGCCTTCCTTAGCGTAAATATATTCATAGGCCACGCCGAAGATGGACATATCGAACGCATTATCATGGTCATTTTCATCTACCTCGGCCGCATCGAACGCTTCGAGCAACGGGTCGATGTCCACGTCCCCTGTATTTTTATAAGTAATAGCATTGCCCAGGAAGTACCCAGTGGCCGTGTCCGATATATCCTTGGCATGATTACTGACCAGGTCCTCCTTCTGCTTTGCTAAATAATAATCTAAATTCTTTTTTAAATTCATCGCTGCAGAGCGATGCTTTAATATAAGAGCCGCAATGGCTCCGCGATTCAACGAGTGCTCATCGTACCCTTCGCGTGGGTAAGTATACATCAATAGAATCCCATCCTTTCTTTGTTTCGTACTTTGACCTTCTGAACTTCGATGACTTGTAAACTGTACCGCAGCGCATCCATCAAGTGGTTGTTCGCATCTTCCGGTTCATTGGTCCACTTGCCATCCTTGTCCCTAACATAACAATAACTATAAAACTCATCCATGATACTGGTGCACTTAGGATGCACATAAATTTTATAACCCTGCAGCTTGGAAATCCCAGCTTTTACACTGTCCCGACCCTTACGGCTCGGCTTGATACGAGTGATGCCATGCTCAGTTTTTAGTTCATAGATAAGACGAGCCTCAGCACTATCGGCAATGATTGGTGCCTTAGCATATCCTTTTTTTTGCAGCATATCCGCCACTTGACGAGTGACCAGCCCCTTCTCGTAGAATTCATCAAAGATATAAATCTCTTTTTTAGATTCATTGATATAGCTGACACACAGCGCAGTGGGGTCATGGATAAACCCGAAGTCGAGCCCGACCGCTAACTGGTTATCCTTATCCTTAGCAAGCGCCGCCACATCGAAGTCCCGGATTTTAACATTCTCATAAATAAGACCTTCCGCCACGCCCCACTCACCATCGCACACGATACGAGCACGCCGTGGGTTGGTTTCGTATAAATCCATATATCGCTGGATATCGACATCATCCAACCATTCATTACACCTAAAGGTCGTGGTCATAGCCAGCGTGTCCGCACGGCTCGTCTCCCGGTCGAAGAATGCAGCCTTCAACCAGTGGCGCTCGTTCCACGGGTTAAATGTAACAGTGATTTGTTTGAAGAAGTCCGGGGAATCGTAGGACCCACGAATGGACTCAACGACCGTGCTGAACTTTTCTTCATTTTCTATTTGATACGCTTCTTCGAACCAGGCCCAACATAGGACCCCGACATCCACCGTGATAGAAGTGATTTTTAAATCATCATCAAGACCACGAAACAGAATCTTCTGACCAGTAGCCCGAACGGTAATCTCCGGCAGCGACTCATTAAATTTAAATAAATGCGTGACCTTCAACCGATTAGCGGCCCACTTGAAATCAGTAAAAGTGGATTGTCTATTTGTATTGGAGTATCGCCGGACCACCAACAGGTTCGACCAGGGGTGCTTCAATAAACGTATAATAAAATTAAGCGCGGTCGTTTTTGATTTCTTCGAACCACGCGACCCCTTAACAACTCTATAAAAATTTTGAGAGCGCCAAAAAGCACCATAACCGCTCCCGACCATAGACGGTAAATCAATCTGGTATGTTCGCTTCATTCATAAACACCACCGTCTCTATTACAGCCTCACGGCCACCATTCTCAGCCAGCTGCTGGTTTTTCATTTTAGCAGCCTTGATTCGTTCCCGTTGCTCAGACTCATCCAGTCTATCCTTCTCAGTAGTAGACAGCTTCATGACATTTTCCATGGCGCGCTGATTACCCTTAACCGCTTGCTGGAACGTAGTCACAGCGAGCAGCATCTCATTCGTGGGCTCTAGACCCATAGACTCCAGCAACGCGCGCGATTTATCACTTTGTACATTCATCGACAGCAAGGTCACCATGGCTTTTTTAAGGTTCGCTTTTTGACGCCTTGCCTTACCACTAGCAATGCCACCTTTGCGAGTCATTTCTCGCAATTCCTCGGGAGTTCGCTGGGAGTTAGGTATTAAATTTTTTTTATTTCCACTAGCCAACCGCCTCACTTCCTTTTTTTGCTAGTCTTTTGTATCTGTGGTTGTTTTACGCGCAAACGGTTCACAAGCGAAAAGGACGCCCAACCTCTTGGAAACTCTCATGCGGTAAAAACAGAAAAACGACACCATAGAAAAGGCGCCGTTATAGGGTTCTGAAATCTTATAAAAAACCTTTGCGATTTTAGATCGTGATAACACGAAAAATGCACAAGGCTAAAAACTCATTGTTAAAAAATATCTCTCTTTGGACCAAAAGACCACAAACGCATGAGATTTTTTCACAATAAGCACAAAAATAACATTTATAACTTTTCTTGCTCTGTTTCTTGTAAAACCTCGAGAAAATGCACCCCCTAGAAATGGCGCCAAATCAAGGTTTTAAAAAACTGTTACGTTGTCAAAAAAAGTCTTGGCAACTTTTTCCCGTTTAAATGCGATTTTTTCACAAAGGGAAACACAAAACGTCTGTTCAAAAAACGTTGTTGAAATGTTTAACGTTATCAAGAGCCTGAAAACCGCATAAAATCAAGGTTTTCAAACCCTTAAATCTCGTAAAAAAAGTCTCTATGAAACCTTAAAAAGTAAGTTCATAACGATTCACAAAGAAATCTCGAAAAACCGTGAAAAAATGAAATGTTTTGTGTTTAAAAATTTTTCGACCTTTTCAAAACTTTTGACCCTTTTTGACCCTTGCGAAAACCGACTGATTTATTCACAAAGCAACTCTTTATTCACACTCTGCTCACACTCTGTTACAAAACTTTCAACGTTTATAAGCAGCTAGAAACAGCGTAAAATCAAGGTTTATAAAACCTTTAACGTTCTCTTTTAGAAATGTTTTGCATTAAACAAACCTTGATAAAATAACCATTCACAAAGAAAAACTCCTATTCGCTGTCTTGATTGTTTGAAGATATCTTCACTGCTTTTTTACCCGTGAATTCTTCCCAGCGCTCGATGGTAGCATCCACATAACGAGGGTCAAGCTCCATGCCAAAATAACGGCGGCCCAGCTGCTCGCAGACCATAAGAGTGGACCCACTGCCATTGAACAAGTCCAGTACATTCTCGCCTTTTTTGCTAGAGTTACGGACCAGGCGCTCGATTAGGCGCAGCGGCTTCATCGTAGGGTGTAGACCATTACGACTAGGCTTCACTTCGTTAATCACAGTGGTCGCGGTTTGCTCCTGGATTTCCAGGATATAATTAATGAGTTCCGCTTTTGACATTTTCTTTAATTCCGATTCTTCTTCTAGGACCGTAAGCAGGTTCCGGTCATCAACGAAATAATGAGCAGCTCCATCCTTCCAACCGTATAGGCACGGCTCGTGCTTCCACTGGTAATCCTGACGGCCTAGGACCATTTGGTTCTTATTCCATATCAGACATTGTCGGACAGTCCAACCAATATCACGGCAAGCACCGCGGAAGTTGAATCCTTCCGAATCCGCATGCCAAATATAGAACGCAGCACCGGGGCGCATAACGCCATCGGCACACGCAAAGGCAGCTTTTAAGAATTCCCGGAATTTTGCATCGTCCATATTATCATTCTCAATCGTAAGAGCGTCCTCGGTTTTGCCCTCATAAGCCACATTGTAAGGTGGGTCCGTAACAAGCAGGTCCATCAGAGCATCACCGCATAATTTTTTTACAGCGATAAAATCAGTGCTGTCCCCACACATAAGGAAGTGCTCCCCGAGTTGATACACATCCCCGAGCTTTGCAATCGGCTCCGGCTGCTCGATAGCTGTTTCATCGTCAAAGTCGTCCTCGACCACTTCGATGAGCGGGTCCATAAGGAAACCGAATGAGCTCATGTCGATTCCTTCGATTTCGCCCAGCTCCTGAGCGAGCAGGTCCGCATCGAACTCGGTATTCATAGTCAACTTATTATGAGCGAGTATGTATGCTTTTTTTTCATTTTCGCCCAAGTGCGACAGGCGGATGCATTCCACCTCATCCGCGCCCATTTCTTGCAGCGCGTAAAGGCGGCCGTGCCCTTCGATTATCGTATTATTTTCGTCTATCGCAATCGGGTCATTAAATCCGAATTTTTCGATAGATTCGACGATTTGCTCGATTTGCCACTGAGGGTGCTCTTTTGCATTGTTTTTATATTCCAATAAATCCGAAATTTTCACTTTTTCTATCTGCATTGTTTTTACCTATCCGAGCCAAACAAAAAGAGCGATATAAAATCGCTCCGGGCTCCTTTCTTTTTTAGTTTTGTTAAAATGATATTGCACCAAGGATGGATGCCTTGAAAGCCCCACAGACGAATCGAACGTCTCAACGTGGCAAAAAATAAACCTGGGCAAAGGATTTTACAAAGGAAAAAAAGAAAATCCACGTTGTACCAGTAAAGGGCATAAACGGGAGCTGCACCAAAGCCCCCGAAACTGTAGGAGTGTCAAACCTATGACATCTGTGCAGGAAGTACGCTCTCGCAACTTTCCACACTAGTAATATATCACATAAAAGCTGGGACAACAAGCGATTTTTGTCCCTTCATGAAATTAGTCCACATTTTCGCCTAATTTTTCAAGCAGCAGCATGCACGCTCGGTCACACGCCCTCATGATGACATTTTTATTCGTAAAGTGCTTTTTAGCTAAAGAGCGGTAATCGTAGACATTTTCAAAGTAATACTCTGAAACGTACATGCGCTGGTTCGGGTCGAGCTCATCCAATACTTCATTCACGCATTGCTGCCAAAATAGTCGATTTTGGATATAACGCGATGATTCAACTTTTAGCATTTCATTTTCGATTGCTTTCGAGTTCGAGCCCTTCCCCTTAATCCAAGCATTACAATCCGGGTCATGCCATAACCAGCTCATGCGATGAGCAGCAATCTCCCGGTCATAATTTGGATAATCACGCAGCCGCTGCTCGGCTATTTTTTTATAACGCAAAAACCTAACCTCCTACAATAAAGATTCTAAGCGGTCCGGTCTGAACCCGAACCAGGTCTTCGTTTGGTCGGACAGTTCATCGTCAATCGATACGACAGGCAGCGACTGGAAGCCGTAATGCCGTAAGATTTCCAATGCGCCGTCCTGAACTTCCACATTGACCGTTTCAAACGGGATATTATGATTTTTTAAAAATTCCTTAGTGAAATTACACTGTGGGCAATTATCCCGTGAGTAAACAACAAGCGCCATGCGAACTCCTCCTTCATTCGATTATTATTTTATCGCACCGCACGCAGCGGCAAATTCTAACAGGAACTCCGCAATTTTCGACCATAAACCCGTGTGAAAGTTTATGGCTTCCATACCATACGATGCATAAAAACCGCTTTAAATATTTAATCATAGTACACTCCTTAGAACTCGCCGCAGAATAGGCGCTTAATTTCTTTACCAAATAACATGATGGCCATTCTTACATCGTCCCTATTTTTAAAATAGCCAAACATAGGGAAAGAGCAATTTGTGACATCCATCCGGGTGAACAGGTCACCATCTAGGAACCCGATGCACCACTTAGGCTCTGCATCTTTTAAACTAGACCCACCAAAGGACGGCTCCCAGCCATCATTGCGCAGCTTTCTGAACTCATTGATTGATACCAATAACAGGCGTTTATCCCTAGCAGCGAGTGCAGCTTCTACATCGAGAAAGACCACACCGTGATGATGCATCATGCACTGGTAAGGAGTAGCTCTCCATTTCATCGGCACAATCATGCCGTCACTTTCTAGGATAAACACATCCTGGCCATCGATAAATGGATAATCCATTTCAAAAGTTCCGAGCCGCATTTTTTTAAAACTCAACACAGCCGCTTCAAGTTGAACCGTATTATCGTCATTCATAAGTATACACCCCTTATTTTAAAATATCACGGATAAACGAAATGTCCGGAGCTAGGACCGTGCGCAGCACAAAGACCGTAATGATTAAAAGCCCCAATGCGAGTATCACTTTTATAAATAATTTTAGCATTGATTTAAACGCGAGTGTTTCTTCATCCGTGTCGCTAAGCTCATAATCCTGCGACTTCATGAAGAAATACATCCCACCAAAGATTAACGCTGCTAATAATAGACCGATTAAAACTTCACCAATAAAATCAAAAATAGTATATATAGTATACTGGGTTCTGATAAGCGGATAGAGCTCGGTCGCTTTTTCAAAGCTGACCTGGAACATATCCGCGATTTTTTGAATGACTTCACTATTCATAATTCATACCTCCAAAAAGTACGCCCTGGAAAAAAGGCGCTATTGATCGTGACGAAAAAAATATTCATCGATTCACACTCCCCGTATTTAAGTTAATAATTTTCGATTCATTAAGGTCAGCAAAAAAATCAAACGATGAATAAAACGATGCATGATTTTTACCATACTGCTTCACTTTCACATTGACACTTTCACACTCCACATCGGGCAGAATTACAACTGGTTTAATTTTAGATGGCACATTACTAGGCAGCTCAATTTGAATATAGGTCGGAGGAACCGGGTCGCCCACTTCGGCTCCTTTAACTAATAACTGGATTTTATTCGTATCGAGCTGATTCTCAATGCCATTTCTAATTTCACGCAGATAGCCTTGCTCAATCATTGCATCTTCTAAACGCCTAGCAGCTAAGATGGCCCACACGCAATCACTCCGGTCCTTGATTTCATCCATGCCTTTTATATGATAACCACCGGAATCAGTTAATTCAATCACAATTTTTTTCATAGATACACTCCTCCTATACGAGTTCAGTTTTTACGACGTAAGGCGAATCGTCATCGATAGAAGATTCCTCCTCAGTAATAGTGACATGATGAAAGCCCAACTTGCGCCACCATATCTCCGCCTGGTTATACTTCGGACCGAACCGCCCGGTTAAAACGAGCGATTCATTCCTGGTAAAATGGACCGTGTGAACATTGGTATAAATTCGGGCCAGGTTTCCATTATTTTTATATAATCTGACAGTGTAAGCCATAGTCTAACCGTTCCCTTCTAACATAAGCGCAGCCAAATCCTCTGGGTGGATATAGCTAACCACACCAGCCAGGAACAGAAACACCACAGACAATCCGACATGTACATGCGACACTCCGAAAATATGTGCCACTAATACAATAAATGCAAGTGCGAGCCAAAAGCGCAGCCATAGCATTTTTATTTTCATTTTTACCTTCATAATTAACGCTCCTCTTCATTCCAAAATATACGCCTTTTACTCGTAGCGACTTCTCTATTTTTCAATTCAATCAAACGCAGCACACTCTCCAACGAATGATTCACGATAATGAAACCTGCCGAATCTGAAGAGCAGATTTCTACTTTAGAGCCAGCATGGTCAGTGCGGTCACGAACAACGACAATCCTCTCCACATTGAGGGCCACTAGACCAAAATCAGTATCAAAGGTTTCAAACGGGCTTACTGTTAACTCCTCCATGCGTGATTGCCCCCTCCCGTAGCTTCTGCAGCATAGACATCCTCAAGCAGCCACTCAAGGTTGACTTTTGCTTTTTCTAGGTCCTCGGAACCATTTTTCTCAGCATAGCGCAGCAAGTATTCGACCGCTGAACACCAATGGTGGGCTTCTAAGCCGCTTTTATTTTTAACGAACTCCAACAGGACCTGTGACACTTCGAGCCCGAGTGTGCCCACGTAATGCTTCGGAGAGTGCACCGCTGAATTGGTAGGAATAGAATCAGCGACTGCAGATTCATCAAGCGCAGCTTCGTGAGCATACACAGACTGGTCAAGGATACAAGAACGACCATAAGCGTCAGTTACAACTGAAACGGTCTCGCCAGCATTTGCAGCTTCACGCCAATGCTCCAAGTTTTTAGGCATATAAGGCAAGTCTGCAGACTGAGCGCCGAACTCACCGTCTTGTGGTAGTGTTGATTTGTCGCTGCCTAGTTTTGCCATGATTTCGAGTCCGGACGGCGTGAAATTAAATGCGATACCTAAATTTTGGAACGCAGCCACGAATCCACGCACATAGGCCTCTTGGACCGCAATATTTTTCAATAACGCTCTTTTTTCTACCAGGCTCTTAGCTCCTGGGATAACTGGGTCTGCTTTTTCGCTGAAGCACGATGATAAAAGAGCCAAATGATGGTCCCACGATTCGTATTTTTTAGAAAACTCAATAAATTTTTGCTCATCGAGCAGGTCGAGAAATTCGTCCAATTTTGCGATTATTTGCATTATTTTTTTAGTGTTTTTGATTCGCATAAAAACGCCCCTCATTCATTTAAATTTTGTATATTGTCGATAATATTTTCACGTATCTCCGGGTGCACGGATTCGGGAGAGCGCAGGAACTTAACGAGCGCTGGACCGGTCGTGCGTAAACGGTCGACCGCGTGATTAAAGCGCAGCGGGTCGCCGCCGATGTAGTTGTCAATGTATTCCACATAGGGAGTAAATTCGGTCTGACCAGGCAGCAAAACCTGGACCATAACCGGCTGATTGTTTCGTTTGTTTGAATTGTTTACACGTATGATGCGTCCTTTAATACCATGCTCCTGCATATAGAGCATGGCCACGATGACATCACCGAACAGAGCAGCGTCTTCTAAATAACGCTTGAATACCTGGGTCGTCATAGGATGGTCCGATGAGTAGTAACCGAAAATGGTCGCATAAGACTTCAGACCACTAAAGAACCACCCGTCCTTATTTTGAATTGCATACATATTGATTCACTATCCTCTTTATTTCATTCAAGTCTTGCAGGGTCATACGAGTGCCTTTTTTTAGGAAATTATAGGTCGGATGGTAGCTCAAAATATCTGATTGTTTTACAAAGTCCGACAATGCGAGCTCATTCGCCTTCAAGCACTCCGCGAGCTCCATACGTAATGTAGTATCCTGGAACCTAGGAGCGGTCCTGGACCGTTCGACTTCCGGGAGCTCAGGCAGCTGGACCTGGCTGCTTTTGAGTAGCTCCGGAGTAGGCCCCACAATAGAGCGGTCAGATTTACGCATTACGCGATTTTCGCCACCGACAGAAACGATTACTATATTTTCGTATTCGTATGCCTCTCTATATATTTTGATTTCTTTTGACTCGCTCATGGATTGTACCCCTTCCTTGATTTTTTAATGCTTCATCGATATGGTCCCACAGGAACCCCACCTGCTTCAAAACAAAATTATCATTATAATATTTATCGCATAACTGGCCACCGGATAAGATGACCCAATCGAGATAGGCAGCGGACCCGAATCCAAGCTGCTGGGCTTGACGTTGCTGCTCTAAAATCCACAGCCCCACATCGGTATATAGTGCTTGATAGTCCATAGTTGTTACAACTCCTCTAATTTAACATAAACGCCGCACGGGTCGCCCCAAAATTTTTCAATGATATTCGAAGCAATACCTGCATCATTTTCAAAGAACCCCAACTCGGCCAGGCAATCCTGCGGCAACTTGATAATATTATCCGTGTCGGGCTTTGTCGTTTTCCACTGGCCATTATAGGTGCCTTTTTTCAAGGGATAAATCCACTTCGTGGTTAAGCGCAGCGGAGCCTTCAATTTATCGGGCGGAACGAAGTGCGAGAAGTAAGCCATGAACTTAGCACGGGCAGCGACTACATCGTCCGGCTCGTAGAATCGGGGCTGGCCATTTTTGACCGAAACTTTTTTCTGCTGATGCGTAGTTGTTGGTAGTTCCATAGGAACGAAAAATTCAACCATCATAAAGCTAATCCTCCGCCTTTCTAAAATCGACACCGTGCCATGCTTGCCAGGCAGGGTCATAAACGATGTAACCGGTCGAACGTAACTGCTCAAAAATCCACTCGAGCAATTCGGGTTGATTTGCAATCCAATCGAGGACCTTCGATTTGTCCGGGTCGTATTCCATACCCGGGAGCCTATGAAAAGTCATCGGCATATTTTTTGCAACTTCTAACTTTACCGATTTTTTACGTCTCATATTTTTACCTCATTTTACTTTGTGATTTTTTCACATTCTTTTATTTTTCATTTTCGCGATTGTCCATGATTGAGTGGGCAGGCCAAGGGGGGCAGCATGTAATGCCCCCTTGACTGACCCATTCATGGACTAGGCCAATTTTGGACACTTCCACAATTTACCCCCTGTTAGGGGTATAGGGTGCCTGTCCATGGACAAATGGACAAATGCCTCGAGTTTGTCCATGTCCAAACCGATTTTTTTACACCTAAAAGGTGCAACGAATGACCGATGGACAAATGGACAAAGTCGGTGTTTTGTCCATTTTGTCCAATGACATGTCCTCGAGTTTGTCTTTGTCCAATACACCTGCCAGGTGTAAAATCTACGCTTTTAGAACGTAATCTCCATCCATTTTATAGGCAGGATTTTCATCGATTCTGCGCTTGAAAGTTCGTGAAGAAATTCCCAAAGCCTCACACATATCATTTTTAGTAACCGGGTTCACGCCATCAAATACTGAAGCATACGCCTCCTCAAAAGCGGCTGCTCGTTCCTCCTTGCGCTTATCCGGGTCGGCTTTCTTTTGGAAGTTTTTCTTCCAAGGCGGAGTCGCATCATCCACTTCGATATCGGTCAAGATACCGGACTCGTCCACGCTATGCAACGGATAGCTGAACCATATATTTTTAGGTTTAAATTTCGCGAATTCACGCAGCGTACCATCCACGCGCCAGGCTGTGCTTGATTTGGTTTTTTCCATAGATATTTTTACGAGCTCGTTCGTTTCCCATCTATCCTTAATATTAACGACTGCACGCTCGAAATGGTCGCGCATTTGGACCCTAGATGATAGGTCATCAAGTCCCACATATTGCTCCATGTAAGGTCGATTCATGCGATTAATAGCGTCCTTGTAGATACCACACGCGACACGCTCAGTGCGCTGCTTCATGATTTCTTCAGTCACTTCAAGCTCTACCAGGTCAATCAGAGCGTCCGGGTCCCGAGCGAATACGCCCGACCCACTAGCACGGTCCATGGATTTTTTACCTCCCTGCGCACCCTTCGAATGATGGTGGCAGTAGATAACTGAGCAGCCTAGCTCAGTGGCCACTTTATCAAATTGGTTCGTAAAGTGGGCCATTTGGTCTGCAGAGTTTTCATCCCCGGTCAGTACCTTATAAATCGGGTCGATGATAACTGCGATGTACCCTTTTTTATGGGCCCGTCTGATGAGCTTAGGTGCCAGCTTGTCCATTGGTACGGTTTTACCCCGTAGGTTCCATATATCAATATTTGAAACATTGGCAGGCTCCACGCCTCTGGCTGTATATACATCCTTAAAACGATGCAAGCACGATGCACGGTCGAGCTCAAGGTTCACATATAGGACCCGGCCCTGTGTACATGGCCAGCCTAGCCACTTGGACCCTTCTGCAATTGCAATGGTCATGTCAATTAATAGAAATGATTTACCAGCTTTCGATGGACCAGCAATCAGCATTTTATGGCCCTGGCGCAGCACGCCCTGGATTAGCTCCGGAGCGAGCTCGGGCATATTATCCCAAGAATCGCTCAAGCCTTCCGGGTCCGGCAGCTCATCATTTAAGTCCTCGATGTACTGGTACCATTCATCCCAAGAAGCCTGCCCGATATTCGTGTCGATGATGTACTGCTTATTTTTTCCACGCATAACCCCTGGCAGCCTACTCAATCGGCTCGGGTTTTTGTTTTGCTCATCGACATTCAGACCATTCTTTTTGCAGATTTTATACAGGTAATCAACTCGGGTTTTGTACTCATCTTTATTGGCAGCTTCGATTCGAACGATAGCATGAATGGACTTGCCACCACTGTAGACCATGGCTGCAATTGGCAGCTCAAGCTCACGCATGATGGCGTTCTGCTTTTCGAGGTCCATATTATCAGACTCAACGAGCGCATATCTAAAGTTCGTCACATTTTCATTTTTCACGCCTTGGCCGTCCATAGGATTAAATCGGACCCAAGCACCGGCTTCGGGATTGTAGGACCCGAGCGCAGCGTCTATACTTTGATATCGATTCAACTCGCGGATGAGCTCCCCGGCTGTACGATAGTAGCTGCCTTTATTTGGCAGATACTTCTCGACTGCGCCGTTCTCGCCATACTTGGGGTAACTTTCCATAGAGTAAGCCACAATATCATCCGACATGAACAGTGTATCCAAATAACGGATAATTTCCTGAACTGGATTAAAATGAGTCGGCTCATGGAACTCCTTGCCATCGACATAGGCTTTATCTAGAAATTTGTACCCATTATCATATTGGATGTACGAGTTCCAATCGAGTACGCCCCGACCGTCATCATATCGATCGTGAGCGCCCGATGGCTCCCACCCCTGCTCAGTAGCAAGATGGAAGATAGTCCCACCAGTCACAGGCGAGCCTGTGCCCTGGAATGTATCCCATTTCGAGTAACACTCCCCTGGGTGATAACGGCCCGAATCACGCTGCGACCATTTGTCCCAATCTGAAGCAGTATAGCCCTCATATTTAAGAGCCATCCCAACGTTGACCCATTCCTGGTAATCCAACATAGCTGGGTCGACATTTTCAAGGATTTCTAAAAAATCGGTTTGTGTACTTTCTGCCATTAACTCACCCCCTCGTTTTTAACTTTTTGAATTTGACATTTACACATTAACATTCTCCGGTTTGTAATTTTTAGCAACGATACCTCGTGGGATTCGCCACCCGTTCGCTGCTATTCGATTAATCATATTTGAAGCAGCTTCAAACGGCCACATGCCCACATTACGGAAACCACGCTGCTCCAAAAATCGGATTTGTTTTGGAGTAGTAAGTCCTTCAGTTTGGCGCTTCGATAAGCGGTCAAGCATTCGCTGAGCCTTACCAGCGGAATCAATCTCATCCGGGAAGATGCCCAATTTTTCAAGGGCGATATTTTGCTTCTCGGTTGGTTTTTCCATTTCCCACCCAAAGGCCGGAACGTAACTGGTTAGGTCCTCAGCATGGATACTCATTTCAAACTGTAGTGGGTCCACTAGCTTACGCTTACGCTTGCGCATTTCTGCCAGCTTATTAGCAAGGGCTTCTTCACGCTGAGCGGTCACGTCTTCCTTCGCTGCAGCTTCTAGGTCATCAAGGTCTAACTCCACTCCGGTCTGTTCCTCGGTTTTAGCTACCATAGCCTTAGCCACTTCTTCATTCTCAGCGATAAGGTGCGCTGGGCGGCATAGCTCGTGCTTCTCGGTATGCCATAAGAAGTCGAGCAGCAACAAATGAGTTTTACCAGGGAATAAACGAGTCCCCCTTCCGACCATTTGAGAATAGAGCGCCCGGACCTTAGTCGGTCGAAGTACGACTACACAATCCACGGATGGGCAATCCCACCCTTCAGTCAGTAGCATAGAATTACATAACACATTGTAATCACCACGCTCAAACGCCTCGAGCACTTCCGCTCGGTCCTTCGATTCGCCATTGACTTCCGCAGCTTTGAATCCTTTTTCATTTAGGATATCGCGGAACTTTTGTGAAGTTTTAACCAGCGGCAGGAATACAACTGTTTTTTTATCCATACAGTGCTGCTTCATTTCCTCGGCTATTTGCTCCAAGTAAGGGTCAAGCGCCGTCCCGACATCGCTGGCCTTAAAATCGCCTTGCGACATTCCAACGCCAGCTAGGTCGAGTGATAACGGAATCGTCAACGCCTTAATTGGGCTGAGATAGCCTTCACGGATAGCCTTCGGCAGCGTGTATTCATACGCTAGTGAATCAAAATAGGTTCCTAAGTTCTTCATGTCACCACGGTCCGGAGTAGCGGTCACCCCGAGCACATTCGCACTTTCAAAATGAGAGAGCACACGCTGATAACCATCGGAGATGCAATGGTGCGCTTCATCTACCACGATAGAGTCGAAATGGTCCGGGTCGAACTTCGCCAGCCGCTTAGGCTGCTGCAAGGTCTGAACAGACCCAACGACAACCCGGTTCCATGAACCTAGACTGGTAGATTCCGCCTTTTCAAGTGAAGTCTGCAGACCGGTCGCTTGTAGCAGCTTGTCGCTTGCTTGGTCGAGCAGCTCCGAGCGATGAGCTAGGACGAGCACGCGCTCGCCTAGCCTTACTCGGTCCTCTATCACTTTAGAGAATACAATCGTTTTACCACATCCGGTCGGTAGGACCAGCAGCGTCTTTTTATTGCCAGCGGCCCATTCTTTTTGAATGGACTCACGTGCCTCGGTTTGATAGGGTCTGAGTTCCATTCATTACACCCCTTAGAATGCGCCGTTATTCCATGGACCAGCAGCAGGCCATCCTTGCATTGTAGGAGCAGCTTGTTGAATTCCACCATTCACAAACTGAGCATTTAAGACTTGCGCTGGGTTCACTTCATCCGGATATAACATCGCTTTTACTTCGTTGTATTGGTCGCCATTGTAAGTGCGCATTTTAATGCGGCAATAACCACTCTTACCCATGATATTATTGAAATCCATTTGAAGCGGCGCGTTTTTTTGCTTCAACCCGATAGCCCCAAAGAACGCTGATAAAAGTCCTTCATTAGAGCTGTATAGGAATAAGTTGTGGCGTACAGTAGCCTCACCCTGCGCTGATGGGATTTTGATTGTAATTTTAGCTTGAGGGCAAGCTGGGATTTTACTGTTCGGACCCGGCGTGTATTGGGTACGCTCTAGACCCGATACGGTGAAATAGTAGACCCCTTCGGGTAATAGGACGAATTCTGAATCCTTTTGAATTGTATCATCCCAAGATAGTACGCGGTCCGGTTGGTTCATTGGTTGGTTGTAAGTTGTCATAATTTTATACCTCTTTCATTTTCTAATTTTTAGTATTTCGATTTTTCAAAATTTCTTCCATTGATTGGTCCCAATGGCTAACGATAGCTCCCCAGTATTCCTGTGGGAAATTCTCAATCGGCGTATCCTGTGGGAAATGCCCACGAGTGAATGCCATGAGTTGCAGCTCGTCCACTGACACTGAGTTCTGCAGCATTAAGTCCTTCAGAGCGGCCGGAATGATATCCGGGATATCAATCGTTGATGATTCCGCAAACGGGTCACTTGTAACTGGCTCCGCTGGACCTGTAGCCTGTACGACCGTATCCACTGATGCAACTGCTTCCTGGACCGGAGTGGCTGGACCCGTAACAACCGGCGCAGCTTCCTGGATTGGTTCTGCAGCTTTCATTAACTGTGGCTCTTCAGTAGGCGCAGCTGGTGCTTCGAAGATATGAGCGATTGAAGCATAGTCCATTGGTAGCTTAGGCGGTAGACCGTGGCGGTTCTTCGCGTCCCAGGCTGGGTGGTGCGTAGTATACATGAATCGCTCGCCACCGTAGGCTTTAGCCTTGTTCGTCTCAGACTTAACGACCATCAACTGGTAATTACAGAATAAGACGATGTCCGCCCACTCCTTAATTAATGGGGAAGTTTGAGAGCCGGTTTTTTTCCCGAGCTTCAACTCGTAGCGGTCATACGCTCCCTCTTCCTCCGGGCGTTCGAACTTGCGCAACTGCGAGTGAGCAGTCAGCACGACATGGACCCCTGAGTCCACCAGCTCCTGCAGCTTGTTCAGTAAGCGGCCCATTTCTTCGCGTACATACGTATAGCCGTTACCATACCCGAAGTCCTCGATGCCTTTCTTACCATGGAACGCACACACATGCTCCACGCATAACTGCTCCGCCCAGTCGACCGTGTCGATTACTAAGGTTTTGCAGCAGCCAGGATTCGCCTTCACAAATGCAATTTCATTCATGAGCATAGTCCAACTGGTTGGTTTACCAAAACGCTTCACATCCATATTTGATGTAGACCCTTCAGTGTCAATGAAAACAGGGTCCGGGAATTGCGCAGCGAGTGTGGACTTCCCGATTCCTTCGGTACCGTAGATGACCACACGCTGAGCACGGGCCTGCTTTCCTTTTGTGATTTCTATATTCATAGATTTTTACTCCTTTCTATTTTTAGAACTCCTGTGTCCAATCCTTAACTGGTGCGGTAGGTACTGGTTTTTGGAAAGGGGTCACAGTGTCACTTTTAACATATCCATCCTCGATAATAATCTGGCACTCCTCGCCGCTTGATACGCGAGTGGCGATTGCTTGAAGCCCAACACTTTCGAGCCACTGACCGAACTCGGTCAAAGTAGGTAAATCCATCTGCTCTAATTTATCGAGTAACACGAAACCACAATCCGGCTTCAATTTTCTAACAATAGCGGTCGAGATTCTAAGCTGCTGAGAGCCGGACATATTGTCCCACTTTTGACCTTCGAACACTAGCTCGCCATCTTCCACGGATAGACCAGGCAATGGCAGGTCGGCACTTTCGAGCAACTGTGAACGCTCGTCCCTAACTTTCTGAATTTCAACACTTAGTGCTTCATACTTAGCAGCGAATTCCGCAGCATCTTCTTCGGCTTTCGCTTTATCAAGGTTTGCTCTGACCTTGCGGTTGATTTCTTCTACATCAGCAATTGACTGCTCAAGTTCTGCGGTTGATTCATCAACTAGGTCCTCGATTGCTTTATTGGCGATTACGTAATCACCAAACAACTTATCGTGAACAGCTTCTTCTGCAGCAAGGGCCTCCTTCAACTGAGCAAGGCGCGCTTCAGACTGATGCAGGTCATTTTTGATTTTTTCCTGGTTCAAACGCTTCTGAGCATTTTCACCATTACGAGCAAGGATGGCCTGCTGCTGAGTGATAAGGTCGGCAATGCTGACCAGGTCGTTCGGCGCTTCCGGGTACTGCGGCTGCTCTGCGGCAAACTTTTTCTTTTGGTCCGCTACACGCCCGATAGTCAATCGCTCATTATATAATTGCGATTCTTGATTGTCTAGAGCGTACAGCTTGTCCCCGACCCCGATGATGCGCAGCAAGGTCGCTGCCTTTTCCTTCGGAGTAGACTCCATGAATTTAGGCAGGTTCAACGCAAACTCCTCAACGAATGAATCGAGCAATTGCTGACCGGCACGACCACCAGCTGGGTCCGTCACTTTCAAATCCGAGTTCTTACCCTTTCGCTCCACGATTAGCCCGTTGGATAATTCTACTCGTAGGCTTGGTGGATTCATGGACCCTTCACGGGTAGGCTTGCTCGGTTTGAATTTATTACCACCCAAGGTCCAAGCGATGGAATCCAACACGCTGGTTTTACCCTGGTTATTATTGCCGCCCAAGATAGTGAGCCCGTTTGCAGTAGGCTCAATCATTACGGCTTTTACACGCTTCACATTTTCGATTTCTAATTTATTAATTTTAACTGCCATGGTGCACTCCTTTCATTAACCCAACACGCGCTCTAATTCTGCAGTATTAGCGTCCGCATTTGCAAACATGTGCTTCATATACGCAGCTTGGTCCGGGCATAGGGTTTCAATGAAGAACTTGCGAGCTTTTAATTTTAAGTGAGCGAGCGCTTCGTCAGCGTCCATTTTTTCTAATAGATACTCAGCAAGAATTCTATTGTAATGGCACAATTCCTCCATGAACTCCAACATTTCAAGAAAGCCTGCGCCTTCGTCCTCAGAGTTCCAACGAGCACCACTTAACCATGCCTCACTGATTAGGCAGCGCATAGTGGCATATAGCTCCTTTTTATCGCTTTCTGCATTCATCATTTTTTTATAGAACTCGTCCAAATTAAAATCCATAAAATTGATCGTTTTTGTCATAGATAACACTCCTTTATTCAATATCCAATTGTGCGATTAATTCATCAATATCGTCAATACTTTTTACTTCGAGCTCGAGCACCTTCGTCATAGTGACTAAAGTTTTCACAATGGCCACTAATGCGCCCATGGCTTCATCATTGCTCAATTCATACTTTTTTATTGAATTGAAAACGGCCCTCGTAAAATTGAATTCATTCTTTTTCATTTTGAAGGTGCTCCATTCCATATTTGAATGATTCTAGAATTTTATCCAAATCCTTGGCGGTTAATGTAAACCCTAGCGGTTCTGAAATAATAACAATCGTACCGCATAATGCTCTCAAAGCAGTGATTGCATCGTCGATGCTAAAGTACCCTTTTTTCATTTCTAAAATTACAGCTTCTAAAAATTGATATTCTTCTTTTGTCATAGGTGACTCCCCTTATTTTTGTTTTTTTGCTTGACCCCAAGAGTCCATGAAATCCGGCTCCACATAAGTGCCGTCTATATGCTGCTGAACTATTCCATCGTGCTGCACCATCGCTTTATTGATATAAACAGCCACTGACAGGATTGCAGCAACGGCTCCAAAGAATATGATGTACCAGGTCATTAGGTACGGTATAAAATACTTCATTTGGATTTTAACTTTTTTGTGTTTTTTGCTTCGCATCATAGGTCCTCCTTCGTCTCATTTTGGTACGCTTCACGCAGATTATACATGTCCGCGAATTCCACTCCTAAAATATCCGCCATCTTTTTCAACTGGTCCACGCTCATACAAGCTGGGTCTTTTCTGAACTCGTATAAACGCTGACGGCTCACATCCATGCGGCTGGCTACCGCATCCAACTTCAGTCCGGAATTTTGAATCAAGTCGTCAAATGGTTTGAATGTAACATTACTCAAACGCTCACCCCCCTTTCAGTGTATAATTTTTAGAATCCAAAGCGGTCGTCCATTTTTGCCATTCTTTCGAGTAGCACTGCACGGGTATTCATATCGAAATCGAATACACAATGAGCATGGAATCGGTCTGCTTTGCAGCGTTCAATTTGTAAGTAGTAATGACCATCAACTGCTTTGCGCATTGATAATACATCGGTCCATTCATAGTGCTTTTTACCTTTTAGGCTTTCACGCTTTCCTGGAAGATATACAATGCGCATACCTGTCAATTTATCGAATTCTTTATCAGTGATGAAATCGGGTCTGTGGTATAGAGCCTCAACGAATTCAACACGTGGTGGGAAGCAATTCACTGAATACATGCGGTTGTCATTTCCAATTTTTTCGCTATTCAAGCGACCCCAATAGATATTTTTAAAATTTCCTTGGAAGATTTCCTTCGCTAATTTTTTAGTAATTTTCATTTTCTTTTTTCCCCTTTCGCTAGGACCTTACCCGTCCTTCACTGTCTATATAATAACTCTCATTTACATAATAGTCAACTAATATCTTGAATTTTAGTAAACTTTTTTTATGTAAGTTCGGCCATGCCATACATTCACTCTATCAATGATTTCAACCAATTTATCCTCAAAGAACTCATTGCGCTCTTCTTCATGATAGCGGCAAATGCGCTGACCATAGGACCCGTAGCCTGCGGCAACTTCTATTTCTTCGAAGGCACCGAGCACCAAATAGTGCTCGATGATTTCTTTGATTTGTGATACGGTTTTGGTTCTAAATTCGGCGTAAATATTAGTCATTACTTATATTCCTCCATCTTAGCTGTATAGTGCATTAGATTTTTATAATCTTCCTGTGCGTCCTTCAAGTACTCAGATAGGCGGCGCACGATATGCAACTCATCGATTTCTTTTTCATTCATTAGGCTAGTAGCTCCATCTAAGCGAGTAGTTAACTTGTATAAGTAGTTAGATGCTTGATAGAAGAAACTGCCGTTCATGCCGTTACTAGCATCAAATACTTTCTTTGATAATTCAATGCGAGCGTTGCTTAATAAGCTTTTGATTTCTTTTATGAGCTTTTCTGTTTTTGCTGTATTTTCATTTTTCATGCGGTCCTTCATTTTCCAATTGCTGCTTACTAGCACTTCTTGGTCGTGTAAGATACGCTTAACTGCTTCGTACGCTTCTTGCTCGCTTAGGTATTGGTGCTCAGATAATTCAACTGCCACACGATGGAACTCAGCGACTTCATCAGCGATTGGTGTGCCTTCGTATTCCGCAACGTAGTCCTCCATCAATTCCAACATACGTTCCATATCTTCAACAAAATTAATCATTTTCTTTTTTCCTCCTTTGGTAGGGGTCGTCCCCTTCACTGTCTATATAATAACTCTGGTTTACATTTTTGTCAACAGTTAATTGACATAAATTCAAATTATTTTTTTATTTTTTTGCTTCTATAATATGTATGGATAATTGGTCCAAAAACGGACCTATTTGCTCGATAGGACCCTGGACATATAAACACATTCCCGACCCGGTAAAATCTCGCAGCGGTCACACAGCATGAAATGAGAGCATAAAAAAAGGGGGTCGCCCACTTGGAGCGACCCACACGTTTTTTTATTTAAAATGCATACGACCTGAATCATCGACATACACGGCTGCTTTGTTTAGCATTTCGCCGTTTTTATCGAAGTAATACCAGGACCCGTCCACATTGCGCACTTCTTCAGATACCATTGCCCCATTGGATTCCTTGAGATAGTACCATTTGTCGAAGTAAGAAACCCAGCCGGTCTTCATGGAGCCGTCAGAGTTGAAGAAGTACCATGACTCCCCGATTCGAACCCAACCGGTCGCCATATAGCCTCCTTCGCGCAGCCAGTACCACTGACCGTCCTCTTCGTCCTTAAACCACTGATTTTCTAAGATGTAGCCATTGCCATCGAAGCGGAACAGATTGCCCCCGATGGTCTTCCATTGGTTCTTAGGATAAGACCCGTCCTGGTTACGATACCACCAGCCCTGGTCATCCTTGACCCAGCCCTCCTTCACTTCCGGAGTTTCTGACCCGTAAGGAAAACGGATGTATCCGACCATGCCATTATAAGAGCGCGTATTATAACGAGCCGGACCGCCCACTTCAAGGAAGTCCCAGTTCCCGTCTATATTTTGCTCAATGGTTTTCAACGTATAGCCGTCCGAATCCTCGATGACTAGACCAGTATGGCCATAAGGTGACCCTGGCACTTCCATGACGAAAATGTCCCCAGCTTTTGCAGTGACCCCAGGCCCCTCATATACGACATCGAATCCTTGCGCAGCAGCAGAGTCTAACAAATTAATCGCATTGCCCCATAACCACTTACCAAAATAATGGTAAGCCAGGTAAGCTGGAACGTCCGCGCATTGGTAGCCGTAAGCTCCATCGTTGTCGATACCTAGCCCGTTATTCGCTAGATATTTATAAAAATCAAGTACTTCTTTTAATGTAGCCATATTTATATATTTCCTCCTTTAATTACGGCAAGCGCTCAGGCCAAGGCTCGCTCGTTAGATACATGATTTGACTTACACGGATATCCCCGATGTCCCTATCGGTCGGAACTGGGTCAGTGAATTGGAAGCGTAGCATGTTACTGTCTCCTAGTCCACCTAAATACCAAGTTCCATACGGAACACCTTTATCGTTATAGATAGGACCAATCAATGAACCTTCGGAACGAAATCCCACTGGAACACCGCTCAGTCCTAAAATAAATACATTTCTTTCTTTATCAGACGGCTGGATGCTGTAACCAGGGCCACCACGGCGCACAATCCCGAACCAGCCCCATGAGAGCCCCCCGAACTGATAGGTGACTGTGTTATTTTGACGTTTAACTTTTAAATATGAACCTCCGAGCTTAGATGCAATAGAGAGGGTACGCCAACCAGTATCACCGATGAGCACTTCCCAACCACGGTTATCATTACCCTTCATTTTAATCCATTTCAGAGCGCCATTTGTAACAGCAGTGTCCACATAAGTAGTCCCGACCGGAGCCGCTACCTTCCCATTCGGCATGCCAGTGCCGTGGATTTCATACTCGTTCACTTGCCCAGGCGTTCCACTAGGAGCCGCTGCAGCACTCGGAAGTGTAATGCTTCCGCCGCCATCCGATAAGGTCACCACATTACCAGCAATACTGATTTTTTGTGGAATGCCTACACCGTCCGCTCCTTTAGGACCCGTCAACCCGATAGGACCCTGTGGACCAGTAGGACCGGCTGGACCAGGTAAACCATCGGCACCCCTTGGGCCAGTTTCGCCTGCTGGACCTTGTAAGCCATCCGCCCCTCTAGGACCTGGGTCACCAGCTGGACCCTGTGGACCAGGAACACCATCGGAGCCTCTAGGACCCACATCACCCTGTGGACCACGCTCGCCAGGCTGACCAGGCT